TTTGCACAGTCAGCTGAATATCTAAAGAAAGGCCCGGCCTCTGTTAAAATTGATGGAGTAAATGCTAGTATACGTTTAGTAGACGTTGCCGGTAAAAAAATGTTTGTGATGGACCGTGGTTCAAATAAGCCTTTAGATGTTAAAGGTATCACCAAAGCAGACTTAGAAGACCGTTTTGGTGCTGGTCATGGTATGATTATAATTGGCGGTAAGGTATTAGATATATTTAATGATGCATTATCTGATATTGCTCCATTTCTTAAAAAATTAGGAATGTGGGACAATCCAAATATCATGTTCAATATTGAATATGTCGCGGGTAGTACCAATGTATTATCATACAATAAAAACTTCTTAGCTATACATGGATTGTTAGAAATTGAACAAGTAACGCCAAAGCGCCGTGCTACCAAAGAAATTTCATATAATAAGAAAGCATTGCAAGATTTATTAAATGCTTTGGCGCCAACAGCAAGTGAAAACGGATATGAAGTATTAGGTTCAGTTCCTACAACATTAGATTCAGATCCAGACTTCCAAGGCGAATTAAGTAAACGTTATACTGTTATAGTTAATGGAGCTAAGCAAACTAAAACATTGAGTCAATGGTTGGCAACAGCTAAAAATGAAAAAGAAACATTTATTAAATTAGCTGATGGTAAACAAGTAGGTGCTCAAAGCAAACAAATATTATTAGCAATTGCCGATAAAAAAGACGTAGCTGAATTAGTAGCAGATCCTGCAGATGTAGAAAAAGCTATTAACGGATTTGTGATGTATTTAGCTACAATGGAATTAGGTAATGCGGTATTAGAAGCATTGAGTTCACCATTAGGACCAGTACGTGAACATGAAGGTATTGTGATACGTGATCCAAAGATATATAGCAAGCCATTTAAGATTACTGGTAGATTCATTGTTAAAGGATTGGAATCATCATTCCGTTGATATTTATAGAAAACAAGGATATTCATGAAAGAAAAACAATTACGTGAAATGCTTCGCAAAGAAATTCAAGCTATTTTAAATGAAGGCGAAGCTGATTTTTTACATAAAATTGGAAGCAATTTAAGATCAAAATTAGGATCAGCTCGTACGCAGTTAAATGTTGGTTTAGGTAAAATTGACCCAGACCGTATTTCTCGTATGACACCAGAACAAAAAGCAGAGTTAACAGCTCAATTAGCTAGTCAGTTAGGATTAACTTCAAAAGATTTTAATACTATTAAGCAACGTATTGCTCGTAAGTTAGGCGCAGCTGAAAAAGCTAGTACGACTGAGAATACAATAAATGAATTGGAAATGGACAATGCCCCAGCTTCAAAAGTATCTGCCGGTCTACAACAGCGTCAAGAAAGATTAACTGACACTGTGGCATTCAAGCAAATGGTAAAAATGTTGGAAAATAAGCCAGCTGCAGAACAAACTAATTTTGTGTTTGATATGCTCAAAGCATTACCATTAGACGATGCTGCTAAACGTATGATACGTACAAAAATTAAAACAGCGTTACAATAATATGTCAAATAAGTTACAAAATACCAAAGCCATACAAGAAATGATGTCTGGAACACATAAATCACAGACTAGAAAATCTTACGGCTTTAATAAAACAGTTACAGAAAAGCATGCTGTAGGTGATACCTGGACAGAAACAGACACTAAAGGTACAACCTGGCGCATAACACAACATGATGGATATCGTACTCGACAAGCAGAAAATAGTATACTTGATCAAGTACGTAAAGCATTAACTGTACCAGACGCATGTCCATGCTGTAATAAAACAATGCGTGATACGGAGCAGCATTTAAACTTTAAAATGTATTTCATTCATAAAAAATGTTTTGAATGTGTTATTAAAGAAGAAACAAAAATACGTAATCAGGGTAAAGAAGCCTGGGATGCATATAATAAAGAGCGCATGTTGCAAAATGCAGATGCATGGTTTAAAGATGCAGACAGAGATGTTGCTTTATTACGTGAAGCGGTACATTTACAATTCATACAAAATGCAGATGGCCGCCTAGAAGATTGGGATCAAACAGCTTTTCTAGAAAAGTTTGATACTGATTATAAACAATTAAAAGAAAAAATATACAATAGTCTTAAAGGATAAGATGGCAAAAGGAAGATCTATTAGCAAGATATCTAAAGAACTTGAAACTCTTGTTGAAAAAATGAAAAAGATGGCTAAGGAATATGCTGAAGCAGATGGCGTTAAAAAGCAAAAGCTTATGGCATCTCTTAAAGATTTGACCAAAGATAAAAAACAGTTAGAAAAAGAATTGGAGTCGTCTGTTAATGAATTAGATAAAGATGCTCAATTGCAAATAGACGAAATACGTAAATTGATACGTAATATTATTATCAAAGAGATTAAAAAAAAATCATTAAACGAAATTGAGTTTAATTCGTCAAAAACAACATCGGCAAGTAAAAAAACTGTTGAATTAGACGATGTAGAATTATCCTCAGAAGACGAAAAAAATACTGATAATGCTTTAGATAAAGTATTTGCTGGATTAGAAAAAGTTTTAATTAGTAGTAAATCAGATATTAAAAAAGCTGCTACGAATGAAGATATCGGTGTAGCATTAGGTCTTATAGCTGCATTGCCAAAAATAATAGATTTTATAGGTAAATTAATAAAAGGTGGTCCACGTATGCTTAGTATACTAATGGGACAAGGCCAGATGTATGGCACCATGGAGAAGGCAGAACAATTAGCTATTAAACTTGGAGCCAAAATTGAACATGGTGGCCATGCATTACATACAAAATATATTAATGGAATTAAAAAATTAGCTAGAGTATTAGATCCATCATTCAAATCAATGCCAGAAGAGTTGCAGGATAAATTTGCCGAAATGATATGGATGGCAGTAGTAGCGTCGCTTTTAATTACATCGGGTATAGGTACAGTACATTCCGCTTTAGATGCTCATTTTGGGCATGCTGCAGTAGAAGGTGTTTTATCAGCAATTAAACGTAACGAGTTAGCAGCATTTTTAGAAGCTGAATTTGCTGCTTTAACAAAAGCTTAATTGTAATTAAAAGGTTATATGGCTCAAAAAAGTATACGTGAAATAATTGCTGAAGAATATAAACGATGTGCAATGGATCCTATCCATTTCATGCGTAAGTATTGTATTATACAACATCCTACCAAAGGAAAAATGTATTTTAACCTCTATCCATTCCAGGAAGAGGTTTTAACTTCTTTACAACATAATCGATACAGTGTTATATTAAAGTCGCGTCAGTTAGGTATATCAACTGTAACAGCTGGTTATGTGTTATGGGCTATGTTGTTTAAATCAGATTATAACGTACTAGTAATTGCAACAACTCAGGACGTTGCAAAAAACTTGGTAACAAAAATACGTGTAATGCACGAAAATCTTCCTAGTTGGCTTAAAGGAACTAGTATAGAAGATAATAAACTATCACTTCGCTTTAAGAACGGCTCTCAAGTTAAAGCTGTATCAAGTACAGGTACTGCCGGTCGTTCAGATGCATTATCATTATTGGTCATAGATGAGGCGGCGTTTATTCGTAACATTGATGAAATTTGGACATCAGCTCAACAAACACTTGCTACAGGCGGTGGATGTATTGCTTTATCTACTCCTAATGGTACTGGTAATTGGTTTCATAAAGTTTGGTCAGATGCGGAAGCGGGTGGTCAATTTCATCCGATAAAACTGCATTGGACAGTTCATCCTGATCGTAATGATAAATGGCGTGTACAGCAAACAGAACTGTTAGGTGAAAAGCAAGCAGCGCAAGAATGTGACTGTGACTTTATATCATCTGGTCATACTGTTATTGATGGTCCTATACTTCAATGGTATGAACAAACATATGTTAAAGAACCAATCGAACGTCGTGGTTTTGATGGTAATTATTGGATATGGGAATATCCTGAATATGGTACAAACAAAAGTTACGCAGTTGTAGCTGACGTTGCCCGTGGCGATGGTGCTGATTATTCGGCATTTCATGTTATTGAAATTAATTCAATGACTCAAGTTGCTGAATATAAAGGTAAAATAGGAACAACTGAGTACGGTAATATGCTGTTATCAGTTGCTACAGAATATAATAACGCTTTACTAGTAATTGAAAATGCAAATATTGGATGGGCAGTACTACAAGTAATTATAGATCGTAATTATGATAACTT